ATGTTTAACGATAGTACCTAACGTATAATCAGTCCAAGATTCCCATGCAGAAATAATAGCTCTGTCGTAAATAAAACCAGGAATCTCAAAACCTCCATTCCAGTTACTAGTTACATAACCTATAATTTTAACTCGATCTTGTTTGTACCCTGCTTCCTTATCATAAATGGTGTCATTGAATAATGTTTTATTATCAATAACTACAATATGTTCTTTTTGTACAAGATATAATACTGCACCGTAAATGCCATGATTAGTATTAACAGGCTCTAATACAAAATTAGATCCTGATCGATATACTTCAATAAACTCTGGATCTAATTTTTGTCCGTCAACTTTAAAAATACTATATCCGTGGAATGTGTTTAACAAGTCGTCGACTACTGAATTAGTAGCATTAAACATTAACTTGTTAGCTGCGGGGCTTAAACTTAGTACTGCACCTGGATCCCAATTTTGTGTCGTCCAGAACATAAACTCTTTTACAGAAGTTTCCCAATTTGTAATAGTTGCTAATTCGTTATTAAAGTCATCAAACACGAATCCTTCAGCTTCAAGATACGCACCATACCCTTGTAAAAAATCTGCAACATCTTGAATTGTATATAACTTTGTTCCGTATGCTAGTGTACGAGGATCTGTATTGTCAAAAGTTTTTCTTAACATAACTTCTCGGCCGCCTTGTGTAGGCAACTCTGGAAGTCTTGCATAATAATTAGAATCGAATACTTGACCCGAAGTGTGGTTTATTTTTACTCTGTAATATTGATTATTTGCTTTAACTAGTTTACCTGCAACATAAACTTGATTAGAATTCCAATTAATATAACTTTCACTAATTCCGCCAACCTTGATTACTCGATTATCCATTAACGGTGGCAAATAAACAAAGTAAGGATTATCAAAATTGTATCCTCTAATTTCAAATCCGTCTTCGTATTTTGTAATTATAACGCCGCTATAAATTACTTTTTTAACTGCACTACTCGAATTTAGGTCGACGAAATAATTTTCTTCAGGTACAAATATACCGCCAGAACTACTAGGAGTTTTGCTATCTAATAAAATTTTATATTTTTCTTTATTTGTAAATGCACCTAGTCGACTTGAAACTTTATTTGTTAAAGTTGCTAATTCAGTAGCGTATGTATCAATTCTAGTTGTATTTTCACTAGTTAAATAATCAATAATATAATTTACTAATCCGCAAGTATAAGTTCTTTCTGTACTATTTCTAGTATAAGTAGAAGGCAGGACAATATCTGCTAATCGAATTCGTAATCCTGTTTCAGAATAAACTAAATGTCCGTTTACTTCTCTTGTAATCCTACTTCTATCCAGGCAAGAACCTAAAACATAACTCGGTTGCATTAATAACGCAGATGTGATTAAAGCAAATGGGTAATAACTAGATCGTCTCCAAGCAGTTTCAACTACACTGTGATCTCCAAAAACAAAATAGCCGCCATCGCCTCTTAAAATGTTGCCGGTAACCATTTCCGAGTCGTACGGACTTAATAACTTACCTTGATCGTCTACAGGCAACCCATTATTTAAAATTGGTTTTGCAAACTTAGCATTTCTACGAACGGGTACACTTGGCTGTCTTACAATGCCTTCTTTTAAATCATCCCATAACATTAAGTTATCGCTAGTATAAGGTGCTGGGCCGTATACTTCTTGCCACCATAACGGCTCTACGCTCAATCCTAAACATTCCCAAGGATGTGTGTGAGGTCTATCTGTATCTAGTAACCATTTATAGATTCCTCGCCATGCAGCAGGGACATCTTTCTTATCTGGAGTATAATTTCCTCGATAGTTATAGGTAAAAGCATTTAATTGATCGTACCCGTAATGCTTTGTATAATCTTGTTGTATGTTAGTAGTCCATTGGAAAAAATACTTAGAAAGTATCTGATCCGTTTCGCTTTTAGAATATGCAGTTTGTCTATTATACCCTGGAACAAAATTAAAAATATCAAAAATAGTAGGATCGTAGTTAACTTTAATATTATTAAAAATTCGAGTTTCTAACTCTAATATTAGATCGTCCCTATAATCACCAAACGCAACTGTTATACTTCCATCGTGCCCTTGAATTACTTCTCGAGGTTCGGTATATGTGTCGTCGATATATTTTTTAGGTTCAAATTTTGGAAACAATCCGAGTTTAGTTGGAGTAGGCGGGCAATAGCAACCGTCAGTAGATTCGTACTCAATTGCTTCAATCGAGTCGCCTTCTGCTAACTCTACAAGTAACTCTACAAATACATCATCACCAAAAATGTAGTCTCTACCATATAATAAATGTGTTCCATTTAAGTAGATATTGACTGATTTATTAGATAACGATGTCAGATCAAAATGTGTTGTTAGCGGATATGTTTTTATTCTATAGTCAAGGACTGTATACGCAATACGGTTATACGCAGTATAACCAAACATATCGCTTAGATAGTAAGGACTAGATTTAGGTTTGTCCTTTACCATAGATTGCAACACTGCATCGACGTGTCGTCGAGGATCGGTATCAATTCCACTTTCTGTTGCAGCAATTATAAATGCTCTCTTAAACTGCCCGTAGTCATTCCTTGCAGCATCTAATGCTTTAATAATGTTAGCTTCCTTAGACCCTAAATGATATAAACTAAGGTTTAAAGGACCGCTGTGTTGAACAAATTTCACACCTTTGCTCGATAACCCTCCGAGATCTCTTAAGTTTCCAGTGCCGGGAAATATTCCATTAAATTCTTGAATATTATCGATAATACTATCAACGTGGTCGATTACTTCTCCCAACGTGAATTGTACAATGTTATCGTTGAGAGGATTGTTTTGTAAATTAATTGGTAACTCATAATAGCCATTAGAGTTTTTAGGTTGAGCTGAGAAACATTTCAATGTAACTACATCAGTCACATTTGCATTTCCTAAAAATTCAACGTATTTCTTAGTTGTGCCATCCTTAACTATAAAATTAGATTTATTCCAACGTTTTCCATTTAGGTACACTCTAACTTCTAAATCACTTAACAAATTTACATTATCGAACACGTCGATATAAAAGTTTCGAGGATACCAAGAATTTAAAGCAGCATTAAAATAATATTCAACACCGTTATCGCCGACATACTTCTTAGAAGTGTCTGCAGATTTAGGAATAGCATCTATGCCATTAAAAATTCTAATAACCGGTTGAGTTATATCTAAAGAGTTTAACACCCACCCATTAGAAAAAGTAGAAATATTATTTTCATCTGTTAGTTGCAAATACCCAATATCAGTATTAAGTGTTAAAATGTCAACACCTTTTTTATATGTAAATGTGTCTTTTAATAAATTAAATTCAAATACAATATCGCCAATGTTATTAATATTCTGATAAGATAGTGCAAATCCTAACTCTGAATCAGCCGAACCTGTTCCAACTTTATAACTAAAAAGTTTAGTACCCGTAAAGCTACTACCTTCGTAATTATTAACTGAACTATCACCAAAACTTACCTGTTTGCTGTCAAATAAATCAAAGAGCGGTGGTTGATTGACATTATTTTTTAATTGAGATAATTTCCATTGCTCTCCATTAAACCAATACGTCTGACCCTGGTTGCCTTGCAATGTTGTTGTTATATAATCTGATGTGCCGTAGTTCACTGTAACAGTATCAAACTTTTCTGGAATCGAATCAGGCTCTTCTACTAGATTAATCTGACGTCTAACTCCGGTGAACAATTCAAATCGGTGCGTTCCTGTTCCAGTATTAAAGATATCTACTAGTTTAGTTAAGCTAGGATTAGTATATAACTTAATTCTAAAAGTGTCAATAACGCTAACATAATATACTTGTCGATTAACTAAACCAGAAATTGCGCCAGTGTCATTGGCAATATATGTAACTCTATTACCAGTCGTTAAACCATGTTCAGTTGTAAACGTAAAAACATCTGATGCTATATCTACTGCAAGTGTTGCATCAAATTGAATTTCTCTCTGCGGAGGAATTATTTCAATAAAATTAACTTTAAAAATTTTACCTTTAACAAACGAATCAGTATCGGAATTAAAAATAATTCTCATGCCATGAGCTAAATCGATGCCGTCAACATTGTAACCTAAACTTCCTTCAACTATTGAAAAAGCATCAGTTGTAAAATTATCAATAACATCAATATTATTTTTAGATTTAATACCTTGATTAAATAATTTTAATCCTGCAACAAATTCTATAATAGGTCTAATGGCTCTTGCAGATTGATCTATTTCAGCTTCTACGCCATTTGCTTTTGCAGAAGCAACAATAACATCATAGTGGAACCATCTATTATATCGGCTCCATGCATTTTTATCAGGGCTAGCACGATTAATAGTTATATAATCTTTTTTACTCGGTAAAGAACTCAAGTCGCCAAATGGTAATTGGTCAAAGGGTGCATCGTCGAATAAAATATTTGTTTCTTGATTAAAACTTGTTCTTACTTCTAAATCTCGTTCGTTTACAAGTGTAATTGCTGTACCAACGCCTTCAACATACCAAAATCCTTCTGCATATTGAGCGGGGGTAACTTCGCCGCCGAACTGTAATTTCATACCGTTACTGATTGAAAGGCCTTCAGCTGTTCCGTTAGGAATAGTATAAGTTTTTTTACCTAATAGATCAGTTGCTAAATCAATTTCAGTATTTTCTTTAATGTCTAAAATATAAAAAACACCGCCGGTGTCTGCAGAATTTTCACTTACGTAAAATAAAATATCAGGAGCATCTACAGGAATAGTAAAAGTAATTTTTCCTGATTCTACAGCAAATGCATCAACGCCTTCGGTATATCTATCTAATGTCCCACTAACTCTGCTAGTCTTGATACTAAACGGATGCCCTTCAGCCTCAATATCAAAAATATAAGTCTGGCCTCTAAATAATCGCAAGGTGGGGTTACGTGTTAATCCGTTCGGTGTAAACAAATAAGCAACGTTATCCGATTCGTCAACTCCTCGCACCGTGTAGGTACTTGTAATTTCTTTTTGTTGTCCTAATACTTCTATTCCTGACGGACCGAAAGGTAGCCAATAGTACTGCTGATAATTAACAAACTTATCCCAACAAATATGTGGATTCCAAGAATAAAATTCTTGTTTGTTCATTCTATTATGATTATTTGCTATGCCGTCAAATACATCAATATGATGAGTATGGTCGATATAATCTTTAAAGAAAGTAGTATTACCTAAGTAATCCTGAACAAGTGCTGCCGGTTCAAATTGATAATCTTGTCTAATCTTATCTACCGCAGATAAAAATATATCAGAATTTGCAACCGCTTTAGCATTTTGTCTGCCAATATAACCGTTTAATTTCTTAACTGTGCCGGGTTGATTTAACTGATCAACAGTTGCCTGTAGAAACTTTTTATTACTTTTAGTTCTATAAAATCTAGGTAATAAATTTGCACTTTCTCTTTTTTCTACATTAGATGTTGGAACTTTTGGTTCGTTCTGATCTTTATTATATGCCATCAGTTACTCCCTGAACTGGTAATTGCTTGTTGACTGACTGTTGTCTGAGTAGATTGTATAATTGCACTCTTAATTTTGCTTGCAGTAATGGTTGAAATAATTTCAATATCGTCAATTGTTGCACCGTTAATAAAAATTTGGTCTTTTTCGCTTTTAATTTCATATAGTCCGCCAAAACTTAGACCGCTTTGTTTTGGTACTACAACAAATGTTACAATGTAAGGGCTTACCTTATTCATAACATACGCTGCTAATTCACTAAAGTAAAAATTATCACCAAAGTCCCAATTTTCTAATGCAAAAAATTCTGATATTGCAGATAATACTCTTGTTTTAACATCGTTATCACTGATAACTAGTTCTGCGTTTTTAACAACTTTAAATGTTGCCTGAACATCTACTGTTGCTTTAGCACCAAATAAAACTTTATATTTTACTGGGTGATAAATTACTTCATCACTTATTGATTTAATTTTATTAAGTTCAGGGCTTAGTAAATTATATAACGCATCAGTGCTTGACGGTAATGGTTCGTTGCTGATTGAACCATTAAGCCATTGTCTATAATTAATATCGTACTGTTTAGTTAACAAGAACACATCAATTAAATTTGTAATGCCAGGATCAATCCTTGATTCATAATCTGCATTATGTATGTATTGAAATTTAATTTTGTCTCTACCAATGTAAACTTTGTAATCCATAGAAACTGCAAATACAGAAGTTACTTTATTGAATTTTTTAACGACATTAGTATCTATAAAATAAAAGTATTGACCGTCAACATAAGTATTAAAATCTATAGCACTTGTTTCTGAGTTTAAAATTAATACTTTGTTATCAATATTATCTACGTAACGATAATCTTCTTGGCCTTGTTCAATAGTGTATCTTTCTAAAATAATTCTACTGTTAGAATCAACAATTTGTTCAAAGATTGTAGGATCATCTACTATACCGTCGTCGTCACTATCGGCAAAAGCAATTTGTATTTTTTTACTGTCTACATAACCGTCAAGACCTCTAAATTCTTCAGTGATTTCCCAATCTCTATCATAGGTAAATGGTGTTGTGTTTGCAGGAATACTAGGGTCTACATTAATTCCTAATACTTTAATAACATCTTTAACTACAGTATTATTTCTTGTATCATAAATTTTATCGCTAGAATCGAAGAAGAATCTAATTTGTTGAGCACTTTCAAAGATATAACGAGTTAATCTACTTGTAACAGTATAGTACTCAGTGTTTGTTGAAAATAACAGTAACCAACTGGCATCAGCTTTCTGATTTGTTGTATCGCCTTGACGGCCAGTATTAAACACATCGGTAGTGTTTAAATTTGTTTCAGTGATAATTTTCCAATTCTTAGACTCAGTGTCGTACCTTAATCCAAACTGTTTGTTAGAAAATACAAGATCAACCATATTAGTAATTAGGCTAGTTTCTAAACTAGTCCTCCATACAGGAATGATTTCGCTTATGATTGCACCGTCGGGTATTAGGTCGTTTAATATAACTGTGCCGGTGCCGTCTTCTACAATACCAGTAGAATTATTTGTACCGTCACCGCGAATAGTAACAACTTTAGACCAAAGTGCATCACATAGTCCGACTGACGGGATTGTAGTATATTCCCAATTATTGTTGTTATTTTTATTAAAATAACGACCTGCTGGTGCAGTAAACTTAACTAGAGCGCCGACGTTAAAAAACTTCAAGTTTGTGGTAGTGTAATTGCTCAGTTTCTGAATTGTACTAAATGTATCTTGTACATACCCAGTTGATTGGTTTGTGTCTGTCGTAACAGTTTTCCAAGTTAATTCTTCTGAAAAAATTGTTTTATTAAATTTAGAGTAATAAAAATTTTTCAGATTAGGTGATGCTAAAACTTCTGATAATTGATTATAGATAACTGCTTCAATGTCAGTTCTAGTTACGTAATTAAATCTAAAACTATCAATGTAATCTTCTTTGTATATGATACCATCATCTGCAAATAAATTTGTTTTACTATATTTTCCAGTTGGGTCAACTAAATCAAAGTATCTGCTAATTCCGCTACTGCTTCTATTAACTGCTTTTACTTTTACAACTTCTTGGCTAGTACTTAGGGGACTAATGTTGTAATCTTCCGCAGTAATCATTCTATTCTGAGTATAGTATGTAGCAGGTGCTCTAGTCTTAATACTGTCGTTAGACTCTGATGGACTAGAATTATTAACAGAACTTTGTAAACTTAAAGTTAATGTAAGTGTTTCTACTTGGCCAACATTACTAATGTAAGGAATATCTACACTAATATTTTTAATATCTTTAGGATTAATTGTATAACTTAACCCGTTGCTTACACGATAATAAGTTCTAAAAGTGCCTTGCGGTAAATTACCAAATACACCATCACTGAACACTAAGCTAATACGGTCATTTGCACGAGTGACTACGCCGTAAATATTTCGAATACTTTTGTTTAAGCTATTATAAATTATGTTGTTACCTTCGAAGCTAGGAACTTGTGCCCAGTATTCGTTTTCAACCCCGTTTGTATCTAATCTATAAAGCCATACATCCGAATTGTTAATGTTAACAGCATCTATATCAACTGTTTCGTCTGTAGCAGGTTGAGATAATGTAAAACTTCCTTGGTTCAGTGTTCCTTGTCTGAAGTGCAGGAAGAATCCAGTGTTACTGCTACCATTACCTTTGCCGTCGTCTCTATATATAAATGCTAATCTATTACCAAGACTAGGAGGTTCTTCGTATATTACGTTATCATTGCTGAAAGTAGTTGATACTACTTCAAACCCCATACTTCTACCATCAATAGTTTTAGTAAAAGAATACACAGGAACATCTGTGTTAGCGCTCTGAAACCTGTATTTTTCTGTTGGAATTCCGTATACAACACCTTTGTCGTCGGGATTTCCATATTGACGTGACGCAGGTAATCCTGAATTTAATACTTTAATGAACTGATCGTGCCAATTATTATTTGCAGGGTCATTCCAGTTTATAACTTGATTTGCTAAATTTCTGCCGTTGCTATCATATGTTGATTGAGTTGTAGACACAGACACGAATTTTAAAAGACCGCTGGCAGATACGTTTCTTTTTGGCTTATAGCTTAATAATCGAGCTAGTCGTAATACACTTTCTCTGCGCTCTGCTAACTCTAAGAAGTTTTCTCGAGCATTTAAATCAATTCTAAAACTAATACTCTGCCCTAAGAAAGCGATTAGATCAATTAGTGCCAAATATTCACTGGATTCTGTGTAATCGTTGAAGTCTTCAGGGTAATTTTCGCGGATGTAGTTAATCATCACGCGACGTAAATTTTCAAAGTCATAGCTCTGAAAATTGGCATTGCGGAAGCTCTGGTATATTCGTTTCCAGTCTTCTGCTACTAAAAGTCTATTTTGTCTATCAGTTGCTGACATATCTGCGTCCTATATACAGATATTTATCGGAAATAATTATGTGCTATGTTAATTAGCTAACAATCCGTTTGCTTGATCAAATCTAAATTTTATAGCTTCTTGAATGTTGTATGGCAAATATGTTAGTTCACATTCTATCTGTATACCAGACTCGTAGGTTGTAACAATAACTTGTTTAGCAGTAACCCTAGGATCGTAATTAATAATATCTTCTACGTTTTTTATAACGATTTGTTTTATTTCTTCAGTTAATGGTTCAAACAAAATATCCCAAATAATAGTGCCAAACGTTGGATTTTCTAGGCGTTCGCCTTGACGGATATGAAAATGATTTATTAAATCTTGTTTAATAAGTGCTAAATCGTAAAGTGAAAAAGTTTTAGTGTCGCTACTAACTGTACTAAAACCCTTATATGTTTTTGTACCCGGAAGATTAGTAGAATTTAAAGGAGGTCCTTTAAGAACTACTTTATCGTAAAGACGTTGATTTGCGCTCATGTTAGTATTTACTCCTCTTCAGATGCCTTAATTTTAGCAAACGTATCAGTTATCGTGCTATAAGTTTTCCACACATCAGGTACTGGGATATCGCTTCCCGCTTCTCTATCTGTCATTTCAGGTTTAAAATCAGTTGGGTTTAAATTTTCGTGATGCGGCCATGGTTCATGACTTGGTATTCGAAGCATTATACTGTCAATAGTGTTTTCAGTTTCGTCCGGATTTGCAAAAGTCGACAAGGACTCTGGCAGAGTTGCTGTAGCTGCGGATTCGGCGGTAGCTGCTGCTGGACCGTTTAAGTTAATATTTCCGCCAGAAATTGTAGTATTTGCTGCTGCAATTTCCATATTTCCGCCACTGGTTAATTTATTAGCCCCCGATGTGTTTAAATCAAATCCGCCACCAACAGTAAGATTTGTTTGTTCAGCAGCATTTATATCTAGTGTTGCTTCGAGATTAATTTTTGTGGCGCCGGCAATTGTTTCGTCGTGTGTTCCAAAGACTTTAATAAAATTATTAGCATCAACAATTACAATTTTGTCAGTGCCTACTTCAGTTTGGTGTCTTTCTCCAACTTTTAAATTAAAATTTCTTCCTACTTCGATATTAAAATCTCGGTCTGCATAAAAATTAAAATCTTGCTTTGTTCTAAAACTAATACTATCTTCGCAATAGACGTCCATCTTTCCGTCACTTGTTAATTCAATCCAGGCAGTCCCTTTGCTGTTACCGATATAAATCAAATCTTCACTATTGTGTAGTAAAATCTGGTGGCCTGTTCTAGTCCTAAGTCGAATAAGCTCGTTGTGCGGAATATCTGGCAGTCCGTCAGTTTCATCTTGTTCAACTGCTGCATAGTCGGGAGGCCCTTCGGATGCAGATGTTCTTCTTAAGAATTTATCATCACCGTCGTCCATAACAAGAGTGCTGCCGCCTAGTCGACTAACGAAAGCGCCAACAACTTTATGTTCAGCTTTGCCTTGTCGGCCTTGCTTTGCACCAGAACGTTTATCTACCGGCCCCGGAGTGCTAACTCCAAACACTGCACTAGGAACTTCTCGTCTTGCACTAGAGGTAGTTATTCCGCGAATGTCATCTTTTAATAAACCTTGAGTGTTTAACACTTCCTGAAACGGAGTTGGAGGTTTTGGTATAGTTGTAGGATCAGCAGTGTTAGCTTGGGTTATTTTGTTATATTCAGCAACTGGTACTCGTTCTTCTAACCCATCTATGTTAAATGACGATGACGCATTTCCAGGTGTCATAAAATTCATCGACTTATCTTGAGCACATCCGATCCAATATCCTTTTCTAGGGTCACCGTCTACAAATACCACCATTACAATACTACCAACATCGGGCGGTATCATCCAAAATCCGTAACTTTTTTGTGTATTATCGTAATCATCTTCGTCGCCAACATAGTCAATACTAGTTTGTCCAGCGAAAGGACTTAGATACTTTACTTGGTGCAATTGCCCGGATCTAGCATCGTCGTTACCTACTTCATGAAGTAGTTGTACTTCTAGTGTTCCCATGTATGTCGGATCTAGGTGGCTAACAATTTTAGCAAGGTAAGGGCCAGGACTAGATTTTTCTGTACTACCGGACGGTCTTGTTTCTTCTGCCATAATTATCCTTCAAAACCTGCAAGGTCTGCACTTGCTTGAATTTCTGCAGGTGATCGTGTCGCAGTAACGTTACCTTCAGAGTCTGTTACTAATGTAGATCCGTCTTCAAATGTTTGTATACTAGACCCGTCATCGAATACTTGAATATTAGAATCCGAAGCTGTTTGTCCAGGTGTTGAAGCTAATTGTACAGGTGCTGTTGATTTAATTTCTTGACCTTTTAATCTAACCATTTTTAAAACTTGGGTGAACTTTCCTCTGTTGAAGTTGCTGTCGACGGATATTACTTTATAAAGTCCAGTAAATTGTTTAACTTCTTTACTTCTAAAATCATATAACCCTGTTTCGGTATTTGCATCCAGAGGAGTTCTAAAATTGCAATTTACTAAAACTTCTCCATTCTGATAATTCATAGAACCGTCAGCAGTCATATGTTTATTATCTGTTGCTACTGCTGTATAATTTCCCATACCACTGTCTGCTAGATAATACGGATCTCCTAAGATTGTTAAATTTAGATTAATCATGTCAACACCAGATGTTAATGCATCATGGAATTGTCGAGCTGCTAAACTTGCTGCATCATCAAACCCACCGCCGCCTTTATATGCTGTGCTTGTAGCAACTCCATCTTTAATAACAGACGTAGGGATTGAATCATCTTTAGGGGCTTGGCCTGGAGGATCACCTTGTACTCCTACATTACCTTCTACACCTGCACCGCTTGATTGTTCTGCAATTTTCGTATCGCCGTTATTCTTACCACCATCAGCCATCATTGCTGTATAGAAGCCGCTTTTAAATTCGATGTCCCAATCAATAACATCTACGTTCTGCCCAGTGTATATAAAATTATATTCTTTAACTACTTCTTGTTTAGCTTTTTCAGTTCCTGGTTTTGGGGTATTAGGAGGTAAAAATACACTTGCATCAACTGCATACGGCACAACTCTATAAACTATTAATTTAGGTTTCACACCCGTTTTAGCTAAGTTCTCATCAGTCGGCACGTAAAATAATTGTGTTTCAACACGCCACCATTGGATGCTTCCAGAATCACTTATTTGTGAAAGCGCTGTTCGGCCATACTCACTCATTAAGATTACTTGATTTATTGCATTAATTACATCACTACCTTGTGCAAATTTAAACTCGCCTTCTGACGGATTGATAGAAATGTCGCCGCGTTTATATGTGCCTGTGGCTTGATCGTACGCAAAATTATCTTTTGCAAATGGAGTACCGCCGTCGTTGAATAAACTAAACCCCATTGTGCTTGCACCTATGTCATTAACTGTACCTTCTTCTTGCACTTGAGTTTTATTAATGCTGCTAGTTGTTACACCTAATTTTTTAAATAAATCAAAGTCAGCACCTGCACTAGCAGGAAAAATTGTTGCGCCTAACGGGTTTGCTGAATCATCGTTAGGACTACCGGAGTAATCGCCTGTCTTTAAATCTTTTGGAAAACTAATTAGTATTTGGTCTGCGACATTAACATCTTTTCTTTTAACAGCTTCATTCAATCGATCGTTTAATACACGTTGTAAACTTTTTTCACCTGTTTGTAACATTTCAACAACAGTTTTGCCTGATATAGATACATCAGTTTTCAATTGACTATAAATTGATGTTAATGCTTTTTCATTTAACGGGTATGCATCAACATCATACTCGCTACCTTTTCCGCTTACTTTAATTCCAAGCTGTCGCAAGCGAATAGGAAAATATTTTGTTGTTTTATCTATCTGAACATTTTGTAAATCTGCGTCAATATGACCTTTAAATTCAATTGTTAATAACAACGGCATGTCAAGATAATTTCTATGACCTGCAATCTTAGCTGATGATTGCAATACTTCAAAGAACAACCCCATAGAGTAAGGCTCAATAACTTTAAATCTAAATCCTGTTGCATTTGTGTTGCCGGTGGATTTTTCAAAACCTACACTACTGTTAATTTGCAGACCTTCGATATAAAAATCAAACGTACCTGCAGGATTCGCAGCAGTTGCATATGGTGTTCTTACTCTATCAGATGGATTGCCGCTACCACTTTTTAAAATTAATGGGCCTAACATACCTTTACGATATGTTTCGTTTGGAAAATTAATTTGTGCATCATCCATTACACTTAAAGTAAAAATGTAGTTGAACGAAGTATAGCTATGCAATATATTAGGAACAGGACCAGAAATACCAGACGGAACTTGTGTAGTTGCAGCGGCAGCATTTAACGCTAAGTTTCCAAGATTGTTTATATTTTTTCTTGCTTGATCTAATGCAGTTTGTATTTCAGCAGCTCCGGGAATAGCACTAGTAATACTGCTAATGTTAATTCCTAAACCAGATGCAATTGAATCCTTAGCTGAATTTATTGCAGAACTAACTGAACTTAACCCTTTTGCTATACCTGTATCAGTTAGCGTTTTGTTAATAGTTTTAGACAGTGTAGTTGCTGCGCCAGAAATATCAAAAGAAGGCATATTAGATCCCTAATACTTTAAAGAGGCCGGTACGTTTAGGAATATAAATTTGTTTTCCAGGAATAAAATCATAGATAGGATCTTGCAAAATATCTAAATTGCGTTGAATAAAAACCCACCATAATTTAGAAGTTCCATACAAGTCATAAGAAAGTAAATCTGGTCTATGAGTATACTGCGGCTCTATTGAATAAAGGTAGTCGTCTGCTTCAGCTGCAACTGGCCTAATAGACAATACGCTAAGATAATTTTGTACTGAGCCGGTTGTAAACCAAGGACTGGTATTGCTATACGTTGCCATTAAATGTAACCTCCAGTAACATATCCGCCGTTTACAAATTTTTGTAAACTAAACTGCTTCATATTTTCTCTACTGAAAATTGGTTGTAAGGTAACTGAGATAGTACTCTTAACTGGGACCCATGTATTTCCGGCTGTGCCAAACGAGCCGCCGCCTAATAAATTTGAAGGGCCGCTAAGTAATTTAGACACGCCCGCTACTGCGCCGCCAATTGCTCCGATAGTTCCTAATGCGCCTGCTACTTTG